CTAGCACGTATGCTTATTTTGGCTCATCTGTTCTTATGGGATACAAAGATGGTAATCGGTATGTCATCCAACCGAAATATGGCACTTGATACATTTAGACAAGTTGCAAACGCTATTGAAGATAACGACTTCTTAAAAGCACAAGTTAAACAGATTCGTTTTGCTAACGGACAGGAAAGCATTACAACACTTAAAGGAAATCGTTATCAGATAGTCGCAGCTACTAGAGACGGCTCCCGCGGGCTCTCGGCCGGATTTTTATTCATTGACGAATTACGCGAAATTACAGAAGAAGGTTGGAAAGCTGCAAGACCGACTACTCGCGCAACAGGTGGACAAACTTTAGTTTGCTCGAACGCCGGTGATGCGTATAGCACCGTGCTTAACGATTTACGCGAACGCGCTTTGTCATACCCATCTCCTACACTTGGTTGGTATGAGTATTCCGCACCGGCCCATTGCAAGGTTGATGACCGCAATGCTTGGGCTATGGCTAATCCTTCGCTTGGCACACTCATATCAGAAGAAACTTTGGAAGAAGCTGTAAGCACTAACCCAATAAATAATACGAGAACCGAGATGCTTTGCCAATGGGTTGATAGTATGACTAGCCCGTTCACAACCCAGATGATTAGCGATACAACTGACTCATCATTACAAATAACAACAGGCGGCAACATAGTATTTGCAATTGACGTATCTCCGTCAAAACGTTCAGGTGCATTATTGGCTGGAAAGTTAAATCAGGCTACTGGCAAGATTGAATTGGGCTTAATGCAGTTATGGACTAGCGATGTAGCTATTGATGACCTTAAAATGGCGGCTGACGTTCATACGTGGGCGCAAAAGTTTAGACCGAGGGTAATTATGTATGATAGGTATGCAACTCAATCAATTGCAACAAGACTCCAGCAATCCGGACAGAAATTAGAAGATTGCTCTGGACAATCGTTCTATCAGGCTTGCGGGGAAACTCTCGACTCGTTTGTCAATTTGCGAATAGTTCACAGCGGGCAAAAAGAGCTAACAGATTCTTGGTTTAGCGTGGGCGCAAAAACCAATGATGCAGGTTGGAGAATAGTAAGACGCAAATCGGCTGGAGATGTCTCTGGAGCAATTTGCTCGGCAATGATAGTTCACTACCTGACACGCCCACAATCAACTCCACAGATATATGTTTGATATATGTCTCACAATGTGAGATAATTTGCAAAATAGTGTAAGGTTGGTGTATGGGTTTATTCTCTCGCTTTAACAGACCAGCAATAATCGAAGCGCAATATGCGCCGCCTGTGATGGCAGATACTTACCAATACCAAATTCCTTACAACTTATTATCTATTGACAGAATCTCAGCAATGAGTATTCCGGCAGTTAATCGTTGCCGTAACTTAATCTGCAACACGATTGCAGCAATGGAATTATCTTTAGAATTAAAAAGAACTGACGAAGATTTACCAAAACCACCTTGGATGGAACAACCATCACACAATCAACCTTACGCCGTAACAATGGCGTTCACGGTAGACTCGCTCCTATTTTTTGGGGTAGCGTATTGGGAAATTGTTGAGACCTATGCAGACAATGGATACCCTGCAAGATTTAACTGGGTAGCTAACTCTCGCGTTATTCCTAAATACAATAAAACAAATACATTTATTGAAGGATACCAAGTTGATGGAACAGTTCGCCCAATGTCAGGCGTTGGTTCACTTGTAACATTTCAATCAATGACAGATGGACTTCTTAACGTTGGTGCAAGAACTTTAACAGCTGCACTTGATTTAGATAAAGCCGCTTCTGTCGCTGCTGCAACTCCAATGCCTTCCGGTGTTCTAAAAAATATGGGTGCCGACCTTGGCGAATCAGAAGTGCAAGGATTACTTGCAGCTTGGCGCAACGCTCGAAATAACAGGTCTACGGCGTATCTCACTAGCACTTTAGAATTCCAGCCAGCTTCATTCTCTCCAAAAGATATGATGCTTAACGAAGCTAAACAATATATGGCTACCGAAATTGCACGTTTAATGAACGTGCCAGCATATTATATAAGCGCGGATATGAACAATAGTCTCACATACGCTAACGTTCAAGACGAAAGACGTCAGTTCGTTTCGCTATCGCTACAACCTTATATTTCTGCAATAGAGGCGCGTTTATCAATGAATGACATAACTCCTTCAACACAATATGTTTCTTTTGATTTGGATTCAGGTTTCTTACGTGCTGACCCAATGGAACGTTTGTTAGTAATTGAAAAGATGTTAGCACTTGGACTTATCTCAGTTCAGGATGCAATGGCAATGGAAGAACTATCACCGAATGGAAGTGCGTCAGATGCAATTAACGTTTAGTCAAGAAGTTCAATGCGATTCAGGTCGCAGAATCATCTCTGGAAAGATTGTTCCATTTGGCCCAGTTGGTATGACTTCGGCTGGCCCAGTTGTTTTTGAGCGCGGGTCAATTCAAATAGATAACTCACAAAAAGTAAAACTATTGTTGGAACACGACCCAAAAGCGCCACTAGGCCGCGCTCAATCCTTCAATGAAACACAAGATGGCATTTACGCATCTTTCAAAATTTCAAATACAACTCGCGGTAATGATGCACTAGTTGAAGCGTCAGCAGAAGAATCATTGCGCACAGGATTATCTGTTGGTGTTGAAGTTTTAGCTTCATATCCTAAAGATGGAAACCTTGTTGTAAGTAGCGCCCGGCTAATGGAAGTTTCATTAGTTCAAGCGGCGGCATTTGGCGATAACGCCCAAGTAACTAGCGTTGCAGCGTCAGCAAATGACGAAGCACTAACCGAAACCCAAACTAACGAAAGTGAGGCTCAAGTGGAGATTACTCCAGAAGCCGTAGCACCTGAGGCAGTAGTCGAAACCCCTGCGGTTGAAGCCTCACGCCCAGTAGTAACAGCAGCAATGTATACAGCACCACGTATTGAATTGACTAAGGAAAAATACTTAGAAAATACAATCAAAGCACAATTCGGAGATGAAGATGCACGTCAATATCTTCGTGCAGCAGCAAACACAACAGATAACGCTGGACTTGTTCCAACACGTCAGCTAACAGAAGTTATTAACCCACTTGCAAATGCTGACCGACCATTTATTGATGCAATTTCTCGCGGAGTTTTACCGGACGCCGGCCTTACATTCGAAATTCCAAAAATTTCGCAAGTGCCTACTGTCGCAGTAACAGCAGAAGAAGCTGCACCATCTGATACAGACCTTAACGACAGTTATTTGAGCGTGTCTGTGCAGAAGTTCGCGGGCCAGCAATTATTCAGCACAGAAATTCTGGACCGGTCTTCGCCGGCTTTCTATTCTGAATTAATTAAGAATATGGAATTTGCTTACGCAAAAGCGACAGATGCTCGCGTTGCAACAGTAGTTGCAGCAGCAGCGACAGATGGCGGAAACCGCACAATGTCAGCAGCAAACCTTCTTGACTTTGTTGCAGATGCAGCAGTTTCAGTTTATGCAAACACACTTGGTTTTGCACAAAACATCGTAGTAAGTGCTGACCAATGGGGCGCAATTATGGGTCTTGTTGATTCAACAAACAGAGCTATCTACACAGCTGTTAATCCTGTTAATGCTGGTGGTAACGCTTCACCAACTTCACTACGCGGAAACATCAATGGCTTGAACTTATACGTTGATAGAAACCTTTCAGGAACAGGCGATGGAACAATCATTGTAGTAAATCCTGAGTCATACACTTGGTATGAATCACCAACATTTAAGCTAGAAGCTAACGTAATTGCATCTGGTCAAATTAACATTGCCTACTACGGCTACGGAGCAATTGCAACTAAGGTTGCAACCGGCGCTTACAAGTGGATGGTTGCATAACCCCACATAGCAAACGTGTTGAAGGGGCTTTGTAGCCCTTAGCCCCTTCAATTTTAATTAGAGAGGAAAATATGGCTGCCACATTTTGCACCCAAGCCGAGTTACGCGTTGTGTTGGGTATTGGTTCTCTCTATGACAATGCAGTTGTTGAAGAAGTTTGTCAAGCTGCTGAAAATATAATTAAGGGCCATTTGTGGTATAACAATTATTACGCAGCTGCAAGAAGTTTAACTGACAATGTAGCGACACTTTATTTCCAGATGCCACACGGAATGTATGTTGGTCAGAGCGTTATTATTACTAACGCAGGTTCACCATTTAACGGCACAAAGACAATTACTGAGATTAACGGCGCAACTCAGGTATCAGCATTAAACTACCAAAACTATTCATTGACGGCTTATAACTATTCCATTTCTTATGCTGCAACAGGTTCAGACCAAGTTAAAAATCCAATACAACCTTATGCAACCGTAGCTGCAACAACTAACGTAGATTTTGCAACAGTTCCAGAAGTTAGAGAAGCTACAACAATGATTGCGGTAGACATCTGGCAATCAAGACAACTTTCAAACGCTGGTGGCGTAAGCCCTGATGGATTCACTCCAAGCCCTTACCGACTCGGAAACACTTTGTTGGCAAGGGTGCGCGGTTTGCTTGCGAATTACTTAAACCCAAATGGACTAGTCGGATGACAGT